CAGAGAAGATTCTGGGTGGCGAGTACTCGACGCTGTTCTTCAACGAGTGCTCGCAGATCCCGTGGGGTTCGCGGAACATTGCCGTCACCCGACTGGCGCAGAAGAACAACCTGCGCCTCAAGGTGTTCTATGACCTGAACCCGCCTTCAACGGCGCACTGGTCATACAAGTTGTTCCTGAAGAAGGTGGACCCGGAGAGCGGCAAGCCGCTGTCGAACCCTTTCAACTACGCGCATCTCACGATGAACCCGGTGGACAACCGGGAGAACCTGCCTCAAGCGTACTTCGATGAACTGAATGCATTGCCCGAGCGGCAGCGCAGACGATTCCTGCTGGGCCTGTTCTCGGACGCCAGTGAAGGTGCGCTGTGGACCGAGGAGTTGCTCGACCAGCAACGCCACGACGGTCAGTTGCCCACCATGCAGAGGATCATCATCGCGGTGGACCCGAGTGGCTGTAGAGGCCCGGAGGACATCCGGTCGGATGAGGTCGGCATCGTGGTCTGCGGTCTGGGCGTGGATCAGATGGGCTACGTGCTCGAGGATCTCTCAGGTCGATACGGCCCCGGCGATTGGGGTCAGTTGGTCGCCAATGCCTTTGTTCGCTGGGAAGCGGATCGGGTTGTCGGTGAAGTGAACTTCGGCGGCGGCATGGTCGAGCAGATCGTGAAGTCTGCGGCCGCGGTGCTGGGTGTGAACATCCCCTATCGCGAGGTCGTGGCCTCGAGGGGCAAGGTGATCCGCGCCGAGCCAGTCTCCGCATTGTTCGAGCAGCAGAAGATCTACATGGCTGGCAGGTTCAGTGACCTCGAGTCGCAACTCTGCGGCATGACGGTGGCTGGATACACGGGCCAGCGATCCCCGGACAGGGCCGATGCGATGGTCATGGGGATCACCGACCTGTTCCCGTCCCTCGCGAGAAAGAAGGTTGATGTCTTGGCGCGCACGCCGCAGGTGATCATGCATCGCCCGCCGGCACAGCAGCGTCCGCAAGTGATCAGGAGGATGTGATGTCGAAACTCGGCAAGGTAGCAAAAAAGATTATGAAGTCGCCGCTCAACCCTCTCGGCGGGGCGGTTGGCATAGCTGCAAAGTTGATGGATGACGGGAAAAAGAAAAAGTCTGCAGCAGACATGGACCCGAACCGCAAGGTGCAAGTGATGCCTGACCTTGAAGAGGTGCAGCGCAACAAGCGCCGCTCCCTCCTGATGTCAGCGGCCAATCGCGGTGGGCGAGATTCCACCATTATGACCGACAAGTTGGGCTGAACATGGAAGATCGCGTTCGCGAGGTTCTCCGACACTCGGATCAGTTGTTCACCAAGCAGCGGCTGATGGCTGACTTGTGGCAGACGATCGCCGACAACTTCTTCCCCGAGCGTGCCGACTTCACCATCCAGCGTGCGCTCGGTGACGAGTTCGCCTCCCACCTGATGACCTCCTACCCCGTGCTGGTCCGTCGCTCTCTGGGCGATGCGTTCAGCTCCATGCTGCGCCCGGCACAGAAACCGTGGTTCGCGATGATCACCGACCGCGAGGAACGCGAGGACATTGACGCATCCCGTTGGCTTGAGCGTGCGACCTCGATCCAACGACGGGCGATGTACGATCCCCGCTCCCGTTTCTCCCGTGCCACGAAAGAAGCCGACCACGACTTCAGCGCATTCGGCCAGGCTGCGATCACGGTCGAACTGAGCAGCGACCGCACCAACCTCCTGTACCGCACGTGGCACCTTCGGGACATGGCGTGGAGCGAGAACGGGGATGGGGTGATCGACACGATCTACCGGCGCTGGAAGCCGTATGCCAAGACGCTGACCGACATCTTCAAGGGCAAGTGCCACTCGAAGGTCATTGAGTTGGTGGACAAGGCGCCATACACCGAGATCAAGTGCCTCCATGTGATCGTCCCCTCGTCGCAGTTCATGGACGTGAAAGAACCGTGGCTATCAATGCACATCGATGTCGAGAACCAGCACCTGATGGAATGCGTGCCGGTCTGGCACAAGAAGTACGTGATCCCCCGGTGGCAGACGGTGAGCGGTTCGCAGTACGCCTACTCACCCGCCACGGTCGCGGGGTTGCCGGAAGGGCGCCTGATTCAGGCCATGACGCGGACGTTGCTCGAGGCCGGCGAGAAATACACGAACCCGCCGATGATCGCGGTTCAAGAGGCGATCCGATCAGACGTTGCGATCTATCCCGGGGGCATCACGTGGGTGGATGCAGAGTACGACGAGCGCCTCGGTGAAGTGCTGCGACCGCTGACGACCGACAAGGGCGGGTTCCCTGTTGGCTTGGAACTGCGCCAGGACGTGCGCGACATCCTCGGTGAGTGCTTCTACCTGTCCAAGCTGCAACTGCCCGACCAGACGGGCGAGATGACGGCGTACGAGGTCAGCCAGCGGGTTCAGGAATACATCCGCAACGCCATCCCGATCTTCGAGCCGGTGGAGCAGGAGTACAACGCAGCGCTGTGCGACGAGACGTTTTCCCTGCTGTTCCGCAACGGCGCGTTCGGCCCGTACAACGAGATCCCGCCGAGCCTTCGTGGCGCCGATGTGCGTTTCCGCTTTGAGTCTCCGCTCACCGAGAACCAAGATCGACTGAAGGCCAGCACCTACCGCGAGGCCGCTCAGTTGCTCGCAGAGACGATGCAACTCGATCCCACGGCAAGCGCCAACCTCGACCTTCACACAGCCTTCCGCGATGCCCTGCGCGCCACTGGCGTGCCCGCTAAGTGGATTGCCACCGAAGAGGATGCACAGGCTGCACTGCAATCCATGCAGGAGCAGCAGGAGCAGGCACAGCAGCTCGCCGCGGCACAGCAGATGGCTGATGTGGCGAAGACGGGCGCACAGGCTGAACAGGCGCTGCCCGAATGAAGTTGCCACCCGGAGCGCCGTGGGCGCCGTTCCCGTGGGAGGGGCACAAGCCTGCCTGTTATGCGTTGCAGGCATTGGCTGAAGGTCGAGCAGAACCCGAGCAGCAGAAACTCGCATTGAAGCTGATCATCGAAGGGATCGCCGGCACCTACGATGAGCATTTTATTCCGGCAGGTGCTCGTGAGACGGACTATGCGCTGGGCAAGGCGCACGTCGGACGGCAGATCGTGAAGATACTAAAACTCAATCTTTCCCGCATCAAAGAGGTCAGGTAATGACAGACGAAGCACAAGTCGATACGCAGGCCGCAGCACCGCAGGGTGATGTGCAGGCACAAGCAGCACCGGAAGCTCAACAGCAACCGCAGACGGACGCCAAGGGGTTCTGGCCCGAGGACTGGCGCAACCGATTGGCAGGAGAGGACACGAAGACGCTACAGCGCTTGGGCCGCTTCGATTCTCCCGAGGCCATCTGGAAGTCCATGCGCTCGCTGGAAACCAAGCTCTCGAGCGGGGAATACATCCCGAAGCTGGGCGAGAACCCGACCGAGGAGGAAGTCTCTGCCTACCGCAAGGCCAATGGCATTCCCGATGACGTGAAGGGCTATGGCATCGACACCGGCAATGACGAGGTGATGGGTTCGTTCCTCGAAACCGCGCTGAAGTCGAACATGCCGCCGCAGTACGTGAAGGGCGCCATCGAGTGGTACAACGGATTGCAGCAGCAACTCGAGACGCAGCAGGCGGATCTCGACACGCAGACGAAGACGGCATCGGAAGACGCTCTTCGCTCCGAGTGGGGCGGGGAGTACCGCGGCAACATGGTCGCGATCCGCAATCACCTCAATGGCGCATTCGGCGAAGAGTTCGCCAGCCAGTTGATGAATGCCAGGACGCCGGACGGCGTTGCGCTGGGCAGCAACGAAACCTTCCTGAAGGGACTGGCGCGTGTCGCCCTCGAGATGAACCCGCGGGACACGCTGGTTCCTGCCGGTGCGACTCAGCAGACCATCCAGACGCGGCTCGAGGAGATCCGACACATCCGCCGGACTGAGCCGGACAAGTACTGGAAATCTGAAACGATGCAGCAGGAAGAGCGCCGCCTGATCGCGGCGAACCTGAAAATTGCATCGTAGGTATTGACAGCCCCGCTTCCCGCGGGATAGAACTACAGCCGTACCGCATCCAGCGCCCCGACGGCGCACTGACCGGCCCTCTCAGGCAACCCGTTCAGTCATCGTTCGGACAACCAAAGGATCACGGCTAAAACCCGTTTTCAACCTTTTGGGAGTCAGAACATGGCAGACACAGCATTCCAAATTCAGTACCGCCAGGAGTGGATTGACGGCTTCGAGCTTCGTCAATCGCTCATCCGCGATGCGGTCACGACCGAAGCGGTCATCAAAGGCAATCAGGCAACCTTCCTGATCGCGGACAGCGGCTCGGCAACGACCGTCACCCGCGGCGTGAATGGCTTGATTCCGGCGCGCGCGGACAGTCTCACGCAGACCACCGCGACGTTGACGGAAGAGCACGATCTCGTGCGCCGCACCAACTTCAACATCTTCGCATCGCAGTCCGATGGTCGTCGCATCATGCAGGCCACCAGCTACGGTGTGGTCAACCGCAAGACCGACTCGCAGATCATCACTGCGCTGGACACGGCAACCAACGACACGGGCGCGTACACCACTGCGTCTCTGGCGATGGCCGTGAAGTCGAAGGCGATCCTCGGCAATGCCAAGGTTCCGTTCGACGGACAGGTGTGGGCGTTGATCACCCCGGCGTTTGAAGCGTACCTGCTCCAGACCACGGCGTTCAGCTCGGCGGACTACATCAACGCCAAGCCTCTCGCGGGCAGCGGATCCAATCGCATGGGCTTCGGCTATTACGAGTGGATGGGCGTGAAGTGGATCGTGCATCCGGGCCTGACCGGCGTCGGCACCTCGACCGAGAAGTGCTACATGTTCCACAAGTCTGCCATCGGTCATGCGATGGACACGGCAGGCATGAACATGGCGGTTGGCTATGACGAGGAGCAGGACTACTCGTACTGCCGCACCTCGGCATACATGGGGGCCGCTCTGCTTCAGAACAGCGGCGTGGTTCAAATGAAGCACGACGGCTCGGCCTACGTTGCGGCTTAACAGGAGACACTGACATGGCATATTCGACTTCCAACCCTCCGGTCCTGATGAATCAGGCGATTGGGGGCGGCGCAGGCAAGATCTGGCTCTACCGCTCGACGGACGCTGCGGCGACCGTTGATGCGGCGAACTACATCACCAATGGCGGCTCCCTCGGGATGTCCGTCGGTGACCTGGTGTTCGTGATCGACACGGACGCTTCGCCGGTTATCACGACCCTGCATCAAGTCTCTGCAACTGGTGACGGCACGACCGACCTGAATGATCTGACGACGATCACGCAAACTGATTCGGACTGACTTCCACTAAAGAGCATTCCTCCGTATACTGTGCATGCGTACAAGCATACGGGGGGATGCAAGTGGAAAAGACAGCGGAGCAGAAGAGGAAGTCGGCAGAGGCTCAAGCACGATACAGGGCGAAAAGGAAGGCGCTCGGTATCAAGCGGGTTACAACGGAAAGCGAACGTGAATGGCAGCGTAATTACATTGCTCAGCGGCGCGAGGAAGCTCGGCAGCGAGGCGTTGTGCTGTCAAGCGATTCGTGGTGGAAGGACAACCCGGAGAAGCATCGCGGCAGAACGCAGCGGTGGCGAGATGAAAATCGCGACCGCTCTGCCGAGTTATCTCGTCGTGCACAGGCTATCCGTAGATCAACCCCATGGGGGGTTATCACGAACCGACTTTGGCCGTGCTTGCATTATGGGGTGCGAGTCAATTCGACACGAAGCGGACTCTACGCAAACGCGCTCGGATACCGGTGGTCTGAACTGCGCTCCCATCTTGAGCAGCAATTCATGGATGGAATGACGTGGGACAACTGGGGAGATGTATGGGAGTTGGATCACATTGCGCCGCTTTCTTCATTCAGATACGAGTCGATTGACGACCCTCTTTTCAAAGAGGCATGGAAACTGAGCAACTTACGTCCGCTATATCGAGCGGAGAACCTTGCGAAAGGCAGCAAGGTAACGTGACTTCACTTTATGGGGGTTTATATGAAACCGATCTTTGTCGTTCAAATGGTGAACTTGGGGGTGCGTCATGGCTGAAGCTAGCGCCTCAATCTATGATCGCTTCGGCGTGGATGCGTCGGGCAATGTGGTTAATCGGGGCATTGTTGTCGCCCCGACCGGCCGCGTTGTCCTGACCACGGCAACCGCTCTGTCACTGACCGTGACGGAGCATGCCGAGCGCATCCTGCTGGTGCAGTCCAATAGCACGGTTGCCAATACCTTCACGCTTCCGGCGGCGACGGGTAGCGGCAATAAATTCATCCTTCGCAACGGTCTGGTGCAGACGCAGGGGACGGTGGTCTTCAAAGCTGCCGGAACCGACGTGATCACCGGGTTCTGCTTTGCGGTCAACGCAACGGCAGGAAACTCCGACCAGTTCGCCACCTCGGCGTCCTCTACCAAGATGACGCTGAACCTGACCACGACGGGTGGTCTGGGTGGTGACGAGATGGAGGCTGTTGATTACGCAGCGGGCACGTGGCTGGTCGATTGCAAGATCGCCGGCTCGGGCACTCTGGCGACTCCGTTCGCTGCCTGACCTGACCTTCTAGGCACATCATGGGCACCTTCGGGTGCCCTTTTTTTTGGGGGCAATTTGCGCACACTCCTTCTGGGCTGTGGGAACAATCGCGTCCGCATGGTGGGCCTGGAAGGGCAGGCGCCCGACTTCAGCGACACCACGCTGGTCACGCTGGACATGGACCCCGACTGCGGGGCGAGCGTGCTGTGGGATCTCGAGATCCGACCACTCCCCTTCGAGGACGAGTCGTTCGATGAGATCGCGGCCTTCGATGTTCTCGAGCATGTCGGGAGACAAGGAGACTGGAAGGGATTCTTCGAGGAGTTCGCGGAGTACTGGCGAATCCTAAGACATGGCGGGACGATGGCAATTCTGGTGCCGATTGGTGCCGATGCATTTGCAGATCCCGGTCACACGAGATTCTTCTCGCCGAACCACTTCCGCATGTTGTGTCAGGAGTGGTACGAGGAGTCGATAGCCGCGGGCGACAGGGTCACAGACTATAGGTGGTTCTGGCGCCTCAACTTCGACGTGGTGGTGATGAACACCATCGGCAACCATCACGTCGCGGTGGTGCTGCGCAAGTGAGCGACATCAAGCATCTCCGCGTTATGATTGGAATGCCGGCCTACGGGAGCCTTCCGCCGCACACCACGATGGCGCTGATGAACACGATGCTGGATGCCCAACGTCACGGGATTCACGTTGATATCGACTTTCGCATCGGGTGCGGGATCATCACGAAAGCGCGCAGCCTGGTGGTGAAGGCGTTCCT